GTCCATTTCTGCGTCCATTTCTGCGTCCATTTCTAAGCCCGCATCTTCTGGTCCCTCATCACCGGGAAGCTCGGGCTCCTCTTCGTGACGGTCGCCAGCGTGCTCCATTTCTTCAAGTTCGTCTTCCTCTCTGTCACCAGAGGGACAATGCATCTCGCCAATAGCGGGAATACCTGCGAGACCTTGGAAGCGGCGGATCTCATTTTCAGAAAGTAATTTCTTTTTGCTCATAATAAATTCTCCTAAATGCGTTATTTGAGTGCAAAATAATCACTTATAATTAGATTGTCAAAGCACAAAAAGAACAAAATTACAGAAGTTTCTTTAATTTAGCTAATGCTGCCTTCTCAAGTTGCTGTGCTCGGGCTGTTGTGATTCCAAGGCGTTCAGCAATTTGTCGTAGTTTCATCGCTCCATTTTTATCAACTGCAATGTTAACACAATTTAAGTCTTCTTCAAAATTAATCCAATCTCGGCAGTCTGAGACGGGGCAAGATACTTTAAGTTCACAACATTTTTTAGCGCATTCGGTCATAAGTCTGGGTGTTCCTGTGCAATGACATCAAAGATGTCTTCTAATTCCCCCTCGTTGATTCCAAACATCGACGAGAGTTCTTTTCCTTTTTGTTTTAGCTTATCTGATTTGGCATGTCTCTTTGAAGATTTCACTTTGCTGTTTCGCAACTTCCATTCGTCAAACCATACCATAAATTGGGCGTCTTCTTCTAAAAACGCTTTTATAATACCTCGTAAAAAACCCGCTTGGGTCATGCCGTGGTAATGAAGACGAACTTTTAACTCTACCTTGTGTGATTCAGGTATATAAGTTTGAATTTTTTCGCCTTTTTCATCCCACTGCTTTTTAGGCATTAATATCTCCACATAATGTGTGTATTGCTCTCGGCAAGCCCTGAAGCGGTCTGACGGATGAATCGCGCGTTCTCACGAAGCTCCTGGGGGTTGCGAGCGCCTGAATAGGAAAGTCCGCTGCGGATTCCGTTTTCAAGACCCTCTAATATGGGGAAGACAGCACCCTTATATGGAATCACTGTTGCGACACCTTCAAGCGAGGAAGTCTTCCCTCGCCAGTCCATTTGGGCATCTTTGCTCGCCATTCCGCGATAAGATTTATATCTTTCCCCGTCTTTATAAACAACATCACCTGGGGCTTCGGATGTTCCAGCTAAAAGCGAGCCGACCATTACAAAGTCGGCACCTGCCGCGAGAGCTTTGACCATATCGCCAGATGTTTTAATTCCGCCATCTGCGATAATCTTAAGATCTGGATATTTCTCTTTTGCTCTAACGCACTCAATGACAGACGCCAGTGTTGGCATCCCATGACCAGTTTGAATACGGGTAGAACAAATCGACCCTCCACCAATGCCGACGCGGAGACTATCCACACCGATCTGTGCGAGAGCCAGAGCACCCGTATAAGTGGCGATATTGCCAGCCATAATATGTGCTTTTTCACTAAAACGATCAACAATATTATAGGCACCAGCGTGCATTAGAACATGATCTCCGTGAGCCACATCCAAACAAAGAACGCTTGCCCCAGCATCAATTAAAGAGGCAGCACGCTCAACATAATCGCCTGTGATACCAATGGCGGCACCGACGTTTTTTAGCCCACTATCTGATGCCTTGGAAACAATCTCTGTTTGTTTCTCAATTGTATTATAGCGATGTACAATACCAAGCGCACCGAATTCAGCCAATCTCGCTGCCATAAGACCGCCGCACACAGTATCCATAGGGGCTGAGACAATCGGGACACGAAGCTCTAAACCCTCTGATAATTCTGTATTTAGCGTAACCTCTCTGCGCGATTTAATGTTGCTATACTGAGGTGTCAGCAAAACGTCGTCAAATGTGAGGTGTGTTTCAAGGTTCATCTTTCTCTTCCATGGTTTTAAGGAAATTGCTTATAACTTCTTGTGCTGTGTTCCAACAATGTGGGCAATAAAGCCGAACGGGGTTTTCCTCGTCCTCTTTACGAACAACAACGTTCCAAGTTGTTGCCATCTCTTTATTTTTCTTATCATATGGGATCTCACAGGCAGTGCATTCTTCGGGTAGTTTACCGAACATGGCGACTTGTGCCGCTAAGTCCTCATTTCCGTCTTTTCGGATTTGTGCGTCTCTCGCACGTCTTTGTTTTCTATTCATTTTTTATCTCCATTGGTAGGAAACCCTTTTTTGACTAATAGATTTCCCATATCAACATAATCCTGATTTATATCGAACGAGACCCACTTGAGCCCTCTGGCATTGCATACAAACGCTTCACTGCCTGTTCCCGAAAACGGGATTACAACTTTAGAATCAGCGTCAACGATGCAAGCATCAAGCAATTTTTCAGTCAATTTAATTGGTTTTTGAGTCGGATGTATAATTTGGTCTTCAAGTGATAAAGACTTTGCCTCTTTTCTCGTAAAAATATCTTTTTTTGATGGTGAGTAAACAAATCTTTCAGACCCCCCGCCAGCGAGAGATGACATCTTAATAACATCTCGTGGCAAAGCACCCTTTTCGTTCACTGTATAGGTTGTCTCTGTTTTGCCGAATCTGCCTTTTGTTGGTGGTCTCTTTCTTTTTCCATCAGAATAACCCTTAATATAGGTCTCTGTATATGGCTCTCTAACCGCATCACGGTTAAAGGCTCTTTCTCCCCTGTCTTTCCATACACACAGAATAGATTCATGACTACGTTGCCAAAAGTTTAACGATGGCACTGTTTTGTTCGTATAATGCCATATCAACCATCTATATGGTAAATTAACTTTGCAAGATACATGAGCTAGGATTTCACTAAACCCATAAATATACATGGTTCCTGACGGCTTTAGTGCTCTCTCGCATTGCGTAATCCAAGATTCACACCAATCTACATATTGTTGTATATCTTTCTTGGTCTTATTGTTTCCAAAGTCTTTTCCAATATTGTAAGGGGGATCAACTATAAAGCAGTCTACCGAGTTGTCTTCTAATTGAGACAATCCCTCGATACAATCAATTAAGTTAACTTCATTCCAATTCAAAATTACAATCCTACCAGTTTCCAATTACAGGGCGAACAAACGGAAGTTTGATAAGGCTCCGAAACTTGTTATAGCCACCTACCATGTAATCATCATTTCCGCCGCTGTTGCCACCTTGCTGTCGGCTAAACACCGAAGAGGGCAAATGTTTTTGAAAATCAACCTTGCTCATAAAGAGTGCTCGGAATTGAGGAGGTCTTGCACCCGGTTTCCAATTTATCCTATCTTGAGATGGCTCAGGATTAATTCCAAAGAATATAAGCCTGTCCCAGTCTTTGTATTGTGCAATATGGTTGAATGTAAACTCATCAGGATTAATCAATTTCTTTCCCAACTTTTTATCCATGGGAGAGTTCGCAAGAGAAAATTTAATCTCTGTCTTATAGCCATCAAAAATTCTATCATGACCCACATTTGTAGGTGAACTTACACTACAACCAAGATTCTTCATAAACTGTTCTACAAGAGCTTCGCCAAAAACTCCTTTGTTCTTGGTGCTCAAATTCACATAAGATTCAAACAATGTCCCTTTCCAATTGTTGTGAAGATTGTCTGTAAGAATTGCATTAAGACGCCCATCTTCAAATAGTTGATTAATCATTTGCATCTGTACTCCCCAAGGCTCCATCGCCCCTTTCGCTAATCGTAATAGGATACCAGCCATAAAGGTCTGGATTCGTGGTCTCAAGAGCACGGAATGAAACGACTGGTGTCATGACAACCTGTGCAATCTTAGTGTGCGGCTCAACAATCTGTGGTTCAGTCCCAATGTTGTGGAGGTTGACGAAGACTTCTCCGTCATAACCCGAATCCACCACACAGGCACCCACAATCAGTGAACGCTTTGATGCAACGCTGGAACGATTCTTTACCTCCAGCATATAGCCGTGAGGGACACCAAACTTAAGCCCAGTGGACAGAATGACACTCTGTCCTGGCTCAATGGTAATTGCTTCCCGTTCCTTTGGTGAAAAATAAACATCCAGCCCCGCATCGCTTGGATTCCCTCGTGTTGGAGGGTGCGAATTAAAGTGGGTTCTGTGATATTCAATAATCACTTCTCACCTCGCAAGAAGTTAAACATCTCAACAAGCTCGTCGATATCTTGATCTGCCTTGAGCATGCGGTAAGCCTTTACTGCGATAGAGATCTCATCTCCTGACAGCCAACCTTGCTCCTTGAACTCTGCCTTGAGTTCACGCTTTTGTTCTGCGTATGGCTCAATAGCATCCTCAATAGCCCTGAGTGAGCGAATATATTCAAGCACCTTTTGACGCTTTGCTTCTTCTTCTTGGTTAAGTTGTGCTTCCACAACAACATCGTTACTTACAAGTGATAAGTCCATTACATTCTCCTAATTAATGTTTTACTATTATAACTGAGGTATTTTTAATTGTCAAGACAATAATCTAAAATTATGTCGTAAAGATCTCGTACTAAAGCCCCATGTTGGGTGATAGTCAAGCTTCGCCATATACGGGCGGTTAAGATAGAGGATATCAAGCTTAGAGTTCACGCCCCAGCACTTAATGTTTGATGTAGTGCCGGTGTCGTCGATAACCTCAACAACCCAGTATTCTTTATTGTTCTTTGTTTTCCTCGGGACAATCTTACGAGGGATAAACCAAGTCACCTTCAAATCAGGGTCAAACTCACCAATTGGAGGAATCATGTTTTGATATAACTTATCCATGATACTTTGATTCATGACTTCTGACATTGGAAACACACCTGTGAGTTCAACGGTGTATTGAATGATGTCTTCCTCTTCGAAGTCGCCTTCTGGACGATACAACTCAATGTTTTCTTCGAATTTCTTTAGTTTGCGAGGTCGGTCAACAGCGACGGCAGACCAGAAGTGCTTAAGCCCACTAAAGCGGTTATCTACAAGCCCATTCATTGCCCCTGAGCGCACAAGAACATCAAGTGCCTTCTTGTTAAGCTTAGAGTAAACCATGTTTTCATTGAAGATGAAGTCCTCAACTTTATTAAATGGGCGGTTGCCTAAGATTTGCTGAATAGCCGCCTCACCAAGTCCCTTGATAGAGGTTAGAGGCTGAATGAGTGTCTTGCCATCTTCGGAGATTTCCCAAACACGACCAGAAGTATTCACATCCAACTTTTTAATATTGAAACCAAAGCCTTTGGCAATATTAATTGCTTTCTCTTTTCTACTCTCGGGCTCTTTGTCCAAGAATGCTGCCATCCACTCTGCGGGATAGTGATGAGCCAGCCAAGCGCACTGATAAGACAGCATAGAATAAGAAACAGCGTGTGACTTATTAAAACCGTAGCCTGAGAAATATTCAAACTTATCCCAAATGCCTTGGGCGATATTTTGACCAATGCCCTTTTCAACACATCCAGTAATAAACTTGGAGTGAATCTTCATTTTGGCTTCGTGCCCTTTGCCTGTTCCCTTCTTAGTAAGGAGCTTGCGGAGCTTGTTACCCTCGTCCAAAGACAGATCCTTGCCGAGTTTATGGGCGAGGATAGCGATCTGCTCCTGAAAGATAAGAAAGCCGTATGTTTCCTCAGTTACCTCTTGAATGAGAGGATGGTCGTACTTGATATATTGTGGGTGCTGTTTTGCCTCCACATATTGGTCATCAACCTTTGCAGAGAGTGGACCAGGGCGAAAGATGGAAGTAATGGCAGAAATGTCCACAATGCTGGTGGGTTTTGCTCGCTGGCAGAAGCCCTGAGCGCCCTTCTCTGTAAACTGGAAAATACCAGCCCATTTGCCCTTGTGAAAGATGTTGCTGTAAACTTCCTGATTCTCCAAATTAATAGAGTCTGGGTGCAGATTCTTATTGTAATAATCCCTTACATCGTTAAAAGTTGGCTCTGGATTGTTGTGATGTCGCTTGAGAACATGACGGATTGCTCCATCAAGCATTGCAAGCGTAGAAAGCCCAAGGATATCGAACTTAATAAAACCCATCGGCTCAAGGTGGCGAACATTTTGACCCTCTGCCCAAGGCGTCTGACGGACACCTTTGGAGTTGATCAAAGGCATCCAATTATCAAGGTTTTCTCCGACCACCACACCGCCTGCGTGACGGGAACAAGAACGCACCTGACCATATAACATATCGATATGATTAGCAATATTGGTATATTTGTTCAAGAACGCTTGTAGGGTTGGAGAGTATTCTTTTGTCTCCTCAAACGTGGGCGTGTACACACCTGCTTTAATGCCGTGTGCCTTCTTAGCGGCTGGTGTTGCCTCCAAAAGCATCTTGCCTGTGACCTCGTTCACTTCCTTAAACGGGATGCCGTAAAACTTGGAAATATCCTTAATAAGAGATCGCAACTGAAGAGTATTCCAGTTAGAGATTGGAACAACTGTAGTGTCGCCCCACTCCTTAATCAACCGCTCTTTTAGGTCCATCGGTGCTGCTACATCGTAGTCAATATCTGGATAGTCAGTAGCATCAGAACGAAGAAAGCGGGAGAACAGAAGACCATACTTAATTGGGTCAATCTGAGTGATTCCAAGGGCATAAGCCACAAGTGAGCCTGCGGCAGAACCACGACCTGGACCTGTGAGCATGCAATCGTTTGCTCGGTCGGCAATTGCCTTCATTGTTAAGAAATATTTTGAGAAACCTCGATCATCAATAACACTTAGCTCGCGACGGAGGCGATCAGAATATTCCCTGTTATTGTGCAACCCCTGTTGGCGCAAGCCTTCGAGAGACATATTAACCAGTGCTTGGGTCGCAGTATATCCAGCAGGAACAACAAAATCAGGAAGACGAACCTTGTTATCGGGTAAAAAGTCGTCGATTCGTTGATGGGCGATTTCGTGAGTGTGGGTGATGGACTTCATAACAATGTCGTCATCGTAGTCTACGCCGCATTCTTCTGAATACTTCTTATAAGACTCCCACATTTGGTCGCCGTTCTTCGGGTAAAGCTCATACCCAATCTCGTCAACGCCAATCGGAAGTTCGGTGCTCTCGTAAGATGGAGCAGCCTTACCAAGCCAGCCAAGACGTTTATAAAGTTCGCGGTCTTTCCACGCATCTTTACTTGGATAGTGGCTATCAGCCGTAGAAACAAGACCGATACCAAATTCTTTGTGCATCTGAATGATGAACTTGTTAATAATGTGCTGCTCTGGAACATTATTCCACTGCAA